CCCACGGCCTCCGCCATGTGGAAGGTGCGAATAAGAACCAACGGCGCACTGTGTGCTGGCGGTGGAATGGTTCCGCCGGCAAAACCAAGAAAGGAGTTGGCAGAGATGGCCGAGAAGAAAGCAAAGCCCCAGGAGCCCGCCGGGTACTGCACCACAGCCGTCCTCGCCAATCTCTTTGACATCACGTCCCAATGGGTAGGAGAGCTGACTAAGAACGGCATCCTCCGCAAGCACGATACGGAGGTAGGCCCCCGGTACAACGTGGTGGAGGCGACCAGGGCCTACGTTAAACACCTGCGGGAGAAAGCGGCGGGCCGCGGCGACAAGGACGATACCGTGGCGGAGAAAGAGGCCCAGAAACTTGCCGCCGAGGTTCGTATCAAGGAGGCGAAAGCGGAGTACACCGAACTGGAGCTCCAAGAGCTGCAAGGCCAGATGCACCGCTCCGAGGACGTGGAGAAAATGACCCAGCAGCTGATATACACCATCCGGGGGATGATGATTGCCCTGCCTGGGCGGCTGGCGGTGGACGTGGCCGGTGTCGATGATGCCGCCGAGGCGTCGGTCATTATCCGGCGGGAGGTCAACGCCATTCTGGATGAATTGTCCAATTTCAAGTATGACCCCGACGCCTATGCTCAGTTGGTGCGGGAGCGGCAGAAATGGACGGTAGGCGATGAGGACGTACAGTAACGATGCCGAAAAGCTGAACGCCGCCATCGCCGGAGCTGTCGCCGCCTTTACGCCTCCCGAGGACATCACCGTCACCCAATGGGCCGACAAAAAGCGCCGCCTCTCCCCGGAGAGCTCTGCGGAACCGGGGCCCTGGCGCACGTCCAGGACGCCCTATCTGAAAGAGCCGATGGACGCCTTCACCGATCCAAAGGTGAAACTGCTGGTCATGGTTGCCTCCTCCCAGGTGGGCAAATCGGAATTTGAGCTGAACAGTATCGGCTACATCATCGATCAAGACCCAAGCAGCATTCTCTACATCCACCCCACCATCGACGACGCCAAGAAGTTTTCCAAGCTCCGTGTCGCCCCAATGGTGCGGGACTGCAAGGCCCTCCGAGCAAAGGTGGCAGACCCCAAGAGCCGGGAGAGCGGCAACACCATTCTCCAGAAGTCTTTCCCCGGCGGTATGCTGACCATGTGCGGCTCCAACAGCGCCTCGGCCCTGGCCTCTACCCCCGTCCGCTATGTCGTGGGCGACGAGCTGGACAGGTGGGCGGCAAGCGCCGGTACCGAGGGCGACCCCTGGGAACTGGCGAAAGCCCGTCAGACCACGTTTTACAACGCCAAGTCCGTGGCCGTCTCCACCCCCACCATCAAGGGACACAGCGCCATTGAGGACTTGTTTTTGGAGGGAACGCAGGAGCGGTGGCACCACCGCTGCCCGGAGTGCGGCGAGTTCCACAACATCGTATTCTCCGACATCAAGTTTGAGTATGAGACCACGATCATCAAGAACAAGAAGACCTATACCGTCACCAGCGTTCTGTGGAAGTGCCCCTCCTGCGAGACGACCCACACCGAGCGGCAGATGAAAGCTCAGCCCGCCAAGTGGATCGCGGCCAATCCCGCCGCCTATGCCAACGGCACCCGCTCCTTTTGGCTGAACGCCTTTTCATCTCCCTGGGCGTCCTGGGCCTCGCTGATCCTGTCCTACCTCAACGCCCTGGGCAGCACAGAAAAGCTCCAGGTCGTTTACAACACGAAATTTGGTGAGCTGTGGGAAGACCGGGGCGACCTGGAGGACGAGGAGACGATCATGGGGCGGCGCGAAACCTACGAGGCCGAGCTGCCTGACGGCGTATTGGTGCTGACCTGCGGCGTGGACACCCAGGACGACCGCTTGGAATACGAGGTGGTGGGCCATGGCCGGTGGGGTGAGAAGTGGGGCATCAAGCGCGGCATCCTCATGGGCAGGCCGGACACCACGGAGGTCTGGCAGGCCCTGGATGATGTGATAGACCACCAATACAGCTTTGCCAGCGGCCTGAAGCTGAAAATCTCCACCACGTTCGTTGACAGCGGCGGTCACTACACGCAGGAGGTCTATGAGGCCTGCCGGGCGCGAATGTACCGCAAGGTGTTCGCCATCAAGGGTCGGGGCGGTGAGGGAGTCCCCTATACGGCTCCGCCCAAGAAAACCAATATCGTTATCAAGGGCCGCTACGTCGGCCAGTGCTGGCTTTACACCTTGGGCGTCGATTCCGGCAAGCAGGCAATCATGGACTCCCTGCGTGTCAGGTCTCCCGGGGCGAAATACTATCACTTCCCCAAAAACCAGGACTTGGGCTACGGTGTAGAGTTCTTTGCCGGTCTGCTCTCCGAGCGCCTGGTTTACAAGCAGGGGAGACAGCATCCGTGGGTATGGGAGAAGATACCCGGTCACGAGCGAAACGAGGCGTTGGACTGCCGCAACTACGCCAACGCGGCATTCAAAGCGACCGGGGCCGACCTGGACGCTATTGCCGAGCGGCTAAAGGCCCTCGCCAACAGCGGGAGGCCCCAGGCCCCCAAGAGGGCAAAACCGGCGCCGCACCGTAAGCAGGGCGGCGTTGACCGATACTTTGACGAATGGTGAGGAGGTGGCCGAGCGTGGCCCGGAAAGAGATCACGGTAAAGCTGACGCAGAAACGGGAGCGTCTGCAGATGTACCTCGACCGCGAAAAATATATGCTCTCCCCCGACGGGGTGCAGAGCTACGGCATCGGGGCCGGTTCCGGCTCCCGAAACGTCCAGCGGTACAACACCGATCTGGCGGACGTCCAGAAGATGATCCATCAGCTGGAGGAGGAAATCGAGGAGCTGGAGGCACAGGCGGAGGGCCAGTGCCCCCGCAAGGCTTTTGGCGTTGTGCCTGTGGATTGGTGAGGGGGTGGAGACAATCGAAAGCAAAGCCATAAGGGAATCGCCCCTTTCTATGGGCTACGGCGACGCCGGGGCCAGCTACGTCCGCAAGGCCCTCAAAGCGTTTATTGCCCAATCCGGCAGTCCGCGGGACGACATCGACACCCACAACTTCACCCTGCGCCAGCGCGGCCGGATGCTTTACATGGCCGCGCCGATTGCGACGGCGGCGATACGAACCACCTGCACCAACGTCGTGGGCGTGGGCCTGGCCATGAAAAGCCGCATCGACCGGGAGGCCCTGGGGCTGTCCCCGGAGCAGGCCAAGGCGTGGCAGAGGCAGACCGAGGCCGAATGGAAACTTTGGGCCGGGAAAAAGCAGTGCTGTGACGCCATCGGCGTGTGCAATTTTGACGAGATGCAAAAGCTGGCGCTCATGTCCGCGCTGATGGCTGGGGACTGCTTCGCCCTGCTGCCCCGTGTGCCGGTCACGCCGGTGTCCCCGTACAGCCTGCGGGTCAAGGTGGTGGAGGCTGACTTGGTATCTACCCCGGACGCACTCACTGTTCTGCCCGGAACCATCACTGAGGCCCAGGCCCCCAACGGCAATTTCATCTACGACGGGGTGGAGGTAGACAAGGACACGTCCGCCATCGTCGCCTATCACTTCTGCAACCGCTACCCCTTTGAGGTCTACACCATCGGGGAAACCCGAAAATGGCAGAGGGTTTTGGCATACGGGGAAAAGACCGGCCTGCCGAACGTGCTGCACATCATGGAGCCGGAGCGGGCGGGGCAGTACCGGGGCGTGACGTTCCTGGCGCCGGTCATTGAACAACTGCTGCAAATTCGCCGCTACACCGAAAGCGAACTGATGGCGGCGCTGGTTCAGTCGTTCTTCACCGCCTGGATCGAGACAGAGGCCGACCCGGCGACCATCCCCATGAACGAGGTAGGCGGCGAGGAGCAGGAAATCAGCCATGACCCCAACGAGTATGAAATGGGGTCTGGCAGCGTCATTCATCTGCGCGTGGGGGAGAAAGTGAAATTCGGCAATCCCAATATCCCCACCAATGGCTTTGACACCTTTGTCAAGGCCGTAGCAACGCAGATCGGAGCGGCGCTGGAGATCCCGCGGGATGTCCTGCTCAAAGAGTTCAACAGCAGCTATTCCGCCAGCCGGGGGGCGCTCCTGGAGGCCTACCGGGTTTTCAAATCCAGGCGCAAGTGGCTGGTGGACGACTTCTGCCAGCCGGTCTATGAAATCTGGCTTGCCGAGGCGGTGGCCCGGGGGCGTGTAAACGCCCCGGGCTTTTTTGTTGACCCCCGCATCCGCGCCGCCTGGTGCGGTACCCAGTGGATCGGCCCCGCCCAAAGCCAAATCGACCCCAAGAAAGAGGTCGATGCCGCTATCCAGGCAGTTGACCGGGGCTTTAAGACCCACCAGCAGGCCACCGTCGAGATGGACGGTGGAGACTGGGACGAGAACGTGGAGCAGCTTGCCCGGGAAAAGGCGGCGCTGTCTGCCATTTCCGGCCCTGCTGAAGCAGAAAAAAGCGGCTCCAAGGAGGAGCCGGAGGACAAGGAGGACGAGGAAAATGAGCGTAATCAGTAGCTTGTTCAAGGGAGGGCGGCAAAGCCCCGCGCAGCCGGTTATAACCGCACCTGCGGCCCCGTACTGCATGGAGCGTATCAGCGACACGGAGGCGGAAATCTCCCTCTACGGGGACATCGTACAGCGCCGCCCCACGGACTGGAGCACCGGCAAGCCCAGCGAGGGGCAGTACATCATCCTCAGCGAGTTTTTGAAAGACCTGAAAGCCATCGAGGATGTGAGCAAGCTGACCGTACGCATCCACAGCGCGGGCGGCAACGCCTACGACGCCATCACTATCCACAACCGCCTGAAAGAGCTGCCTGCGGAGATCACCGTCATTGTTGACGGTATCGCCATGTCGGGCGGCTCTCTCATTATGTGCGCAGCCAACAAGGTCAAGGTCAACCCGGCCAGTCTGGTGATGATCCATAAGTGCTGGTCGTTTGTCTGGGACGCCATGAACGCCGACGAACTACGGAAGATGGCCGAGAGCAACGATGCCGTTGACCGGGCACAGGCGGCAATCTACCACGCCAAGACCGGCATGAGCGAGGCTGACCTTTTGGCCCTGATGGGGAACGAGACTTACATGACCGGGCGGGAGGCCGTGGACAAGGGCTTTGCCGACGAGTTGATCGACGGCGAGGCCCCGGACATTGCCGCCAGCGCAGACCGGCGCACCATCTACTACTGCGGACAGCCCGTATGGGCCACCCCCGGCAGGCCTCTCCCTGCCAATATCCAAATCCCTATGTTTTCTCCCGCTACGGCGGCAGAAATAAACAATACGCCGGACAACCCCGGCAACAAAGGAGGAACCTTTATGGCAAAGACCCCTGACGAGCTGAGGGCCGAGTACCCCGAACTGGTCGCTCAGCTTGAGCGTGAGGCGCGCGCCTCTGCGGTTGTCGGAGCCGGTACCGCCGCTCCCGCCGCCGCACAGCCCCCCGCCGCCCCCGCCGTTCCTGCGCCCCCGGCCCAGGAGACCGACCCCGCCGCCGCCGAGCGCGCCCGTATCCAGGCCATCGACGAGATCGCCCCCAATATCCTGGACAAGAAGCTGGTGGAGGACGCCAAGTACGGCCATCCCTGCAGCGCCCAGGAGCTGGCGTTCCGGGCTATGAAGATGCAGGCCGCCCAGGGCACAGCGCACATGGAGGGCGTGGCCGCTGACTTCCAGGCCAGCGGTATCGCTCAGGCGCAGACCCCCGCCGCCCCTGCGGTGGACACCGACCCGGACAGCCCGGAGGCAATCGAGGCCCAGGCCAAAGCCGACGTTGCCGCCTATCAGAAAATGATGGAGGTGTGCTGATATGAACAAGGAACTGTGCAGAAAGGTTGGCGAGGTCGGCCAGGACAACCTGATCGCCAAGCTGTTCCCGCCCGCCGAGACATTCGGTATCAAGGTGGCGGGCGGCGAGGGTGTGCTGAAGCGCGGCACCGTCATGGCGCTGTCCGGCACCGACTACGTTGTCCTGGATGCCGAAGCCACCGGCAAGGCCAACTGCGTCCTGTCCGATCCCGTGGATGCCAGCGGCGAGAGCCCCGTCACCGCCGTGGCCTACCGCACCGGCCACCTCAACCGCAAGGCCCTTATCGTGGCTGAGGGCTACACCATGACCGCTGCTGACGAGGAGGAGCTGCGTAAGGGCGGCATCCTCCTGTCTGATATGCTGGACTGAGGAGGAGAACACGATGGATATTTACAGCACCTACTATATGCTGGCGGCGGTAAAAGAACTGCGCCCCGAGCACACGTTCTTTAAGCGCCGCTACTTCCCCACGAACACCACCATGGACGTGTTCGGCACCGCCAAGGTTCTGGCGGACTACAAGGAGGGCAGCCAGAAGAAAGCTCCCTTTGTGCTCCCCCGGATCGGCAGCGTCTCCGTTGCCCGTGAGGGATTCAGCACCTACGAGCTGGAGCCTGCCAACATCAGTATCTCCATCCCCCTGACGCTGGATCAGCTGGAGAAGCGCAATTTCGGCGAGGCCCTTATGAGCAAGGCCACCCCCGAGCAGCGCGCCAAGATGCTGCTGATGGGCGACCTCACCGAGCTCTCTGCCCGCATCTCCCGCACCGAGGAGTGCCTGTCCGTCCAGACTATGCTGGACAACGGCTGCACCATGCGCCACCAGACGGAGAAAGAGGACGTTTACGATGACGTCGCCGTCAAGTTCTACGACGGAGAGAACAACCCCGCCCTCTACACCCCGGCCACTCCCTGGACGCACAGCACGGGCGGAAAGATGGGCAACTGGTACAAGGACGTCTGCAACATGATCAGTATGCTGACCGGCCGCGGCCTCCCCGCCAAGGAGCTGGTTGTCGGCTCCGACGTGGGCGAGTTTCTGCTGGAGGACGAGTGGATTCTGAAAATGCTGGACAACCGGCGGGCGGAGATGGGGCGCATCGACCCCAAGGAGCTGACCGACTATGTGACCCAGATCGGCACGTTCAACTTCATGGGCCGCAATCTGACCATCCTTGTCAGCGACGGCACCTACGAGGAGGGCGGGAACGACGTTCCCTATGTCCCCAACGGCAGCGCAATCGTCACCGCCCCCAACTGCGGCAAGGGCCTCTATGGCGCCGTGACCCAGTTGGAAAAGGACGGCAAGTATCACACCTATGCCGGCACCCGCGTCCCCCAGCACATCTTTACCCTCCGCCCGCCCGTCAAGGAGGCGCAGCTGACCTCCCGGCCTCTGCTGGTTCCCAAGCGCAAGTCCCCCTGGTCCGTTGCCAAGAAAGTCTTTGACTGAGCGGGAGAAAGGAGCAGAACATGATCAGACTGATAAGCGGCGTCTATGGCGCCGAGGATGGGATGAAGCGGCCCAAGGACGGGCCGTTCTCCCTCACCGATAACGAGGAGGCCCGGCTGGTCAGCCGTGGGGTGGCGGAGTACGTCTTTGACCGCACCACTCTGCCCGCTGCGCCCTCCCGCACCGAGAGCGCCAACGCCATCCGCTACGACGAGGGTATGACGATGAAGCAGCTCCGGGGGATCGCCGACTACCTCGGCCTGGATACTTCCAAGCTCAGGAGCAAGCGGGATGTCGTGAAGCTGCTGGATGCCCACTTCGCGTCTGCCGGAACCGGCGAGGAGCCGCCCGAGGAGGAAGACGAGCCCACCGAGGAGGAGGGCGATGGGGAGGCCGGCGAGGTTGACCCCGATGCTCCCGACTTGGGGGCCGAGGAGCCCACGGTGTGAGCGCCTTTAAGGACATGGTGGCCCGGGACATCCACAATGTATTCCTGGATACCAATTTCTTTGGCGAAAAGCGCACGGTCGAGTATGACGGCGAACGCTATGAGGATATCCCGGTCGTGTTGATGGAGGCGGAGGAAAAGGACCGCTCCAAACTGGAGGACGACCATGTGCAGGGGCTCTACTTTGTGAGCGATACGCTCCAATGCGCCCTCTCTGACTTGGGCGGGAAACTCCCGGAAAAGGGACAGCGCCTCCGTATCAACGCCGAGGAGGGCGGCGGGGGATTCTTCCGGGAGTTCTACGTCGTCACGTCAACCTGCAAGATGGGGATGCTCCATGTAGGTCTGGGGGCGATTGACGAATGAGCGTTATCCAGGTTGAGGCCGCCGGGCAGGAAGTTCTCGACCGGGCCACCCGAATGTTGGCTGGCATCGACGGCGGCATTGACAAGGCAGTCAAAAGCGCAATGGCCAGGGCGGTTTCCCATCTGCGGACGAACAGCACCAAGGCCATCCAGGAGCGGTATGCTATCTCCGCCGCCAACCTCCTGGCGGAGGAAAACGTCAAGGTGCGCTACACCTACCAAGGCGGTGTGCAGGCGTTTGTCACCTTTGCGGGCCACAAAATTCCCCTATACCGCTATGACGGCGCCGCCCCCGCTCAACCCACGCCCAACACCGGCGAGTGGGTCAAGGCTATGGTGGCGGGGAAGTGGCGCCGTGTCCACCCTGGTCTGACCGCCTCCGGGCATCAGCTGAAAAGCACCTCGCCCAAACAGTTCCAGGACGCCTTTACCGCCC